TGTAATATGTGGCGCACCTGCTACTGAGGTACACCACATATTGCCTAGAGGTAGAGGCGGTACAAGCGAACTAAACAACCTAGCGTGTTTGTGTAGATATTGCCATGAGAACTTAGCACACGGAATATTTGCAAAGGAAACCAAATTAAAGCTAGAAACAATCATTATGGAAAGGATGAAACAATATGAAAAGAATTGATGTTGTTGAATTATATGTGAAGAAACGCATTGAGAAATTAGAACAAACACAAGCCGAATACAAAGTAAATGAAAAAGAAATTACAGAATTGAAAGATGTACTAGATGTAATTGAACAAACGCAACCAAAAGTTAAATGCGTAAGCGTTGGTTAATGGCTAGCCTATGAGTGATAACAAAAAATATTACTACCTCAGATTAAAAGATAATTTCTTTGATAGTGATGAGTTGAAGATATTAGAAAGCATGAAAGACGGCTACTTGTACAGTAATATTCTTTTGAAACTCTATCTACGAAGTCTAAAGAATGATGGAAAGTTAGTTGTTAATGATCGCATTCCTTACAACGCAGAAATGCTGGCAAGTGTAACAGGGCATCAAGTAGGAACTATCAAACAAGCATTATCTATGTTTAAAGAACTAGGACTTATAGAAATACTAGAAAATGGTGCTATCTATATGTTGGATATTCAGAACTTCATAGGCAAAGGCAGTACAGAGGCTGATAGACAAAGGCTTTATGACAGAAGAATATCAGAGGAACGTAAACAAAAGAAACTAACTCAATCAAGAAATCTTGAAGAAATCTTGAAGAAATCTACACCAGAGATAGAGATAGAGTTAGAGAAAGAGATAGAGATAGAGAAAGAGTTAGAGATAGAGAAAGATATAATACATAGTCATGTTTCACATGACGATGTGGATAAATCACACATTGAAATTATCGAATATCTAAATCTTAAAACCGGTTCAAAATTCAAGCCGACAACGAAACCATATATCCAAGCAATACGATCACGCTTGAAAGAGGGATACACGGTTGATGATTTTAAAACCGTCATTGATAAAAAATGCCGTGAGTGGAAAGGTACAAAATTGGAGAAGTATTTAACGCCTAAAACGTTATTTGCGCCTAGCCACTTTGATACGTATTTGAATAGTAATGAAATGGCAGCTATGACAGATACTGAACGAAAGGTTGCGGAATTAAACGCGCTAATTGATGCAGTAGAAAGGGGAACAGATGAAACCGGAAATATTGAAAGCTACGGGCCAACTATTGATATATCCGAATATTGACAATACAAAGGTTAAAATGTACGCCTATATGCTAGAAGATATCAACCCGGTAACTTTGGCCGAAGCAATCAAGCAATGCATTAATACATGTGAATTCGTTCCAGCCGTTGCAACTATCCGTAAAAAAGCGGCAGAGATATCCGGATATGTAAATGGCAAAGAGGAACGATTAATTGCGCAAGATGCATGGGAAGAAGTCAGAAAGGTTGCTAGTAGTTTTGGATATGAAAAGGGCCTTAATGAACTTGAAGGTATTACACGATTGGCAGCTAAAACAATATGGCGTTTCTTTGATCCAAGAAATTGTCAAAGCTATAACGAAAGTGCGGCAATGAGTCAATTCTGTAAGGCTTATGAACAACTGGTAAAGCGTGAAGAAAAACGCATAGAAATTGCGGAAAGCATCAAAAGTAATGGATTACTATCAGAAGCACGGAAACGTGCAGAACTCAATATGCCACCTCAAACAGAAATTAAGATGCTTGATAATGGGCATTTGGTTGAAGTCGAAAGGTTTGAACCGGTTGACTTCAAAGGGTTGGTTGAAAAGGCTGATATAGCAGAAGAATATAAAGCAAAAATTCTAGGAGTGCTGAAATGAATTGTTAAAAAGGCGGTAAACACAAATGAATGAACAAAAGAAATATGAATTCACAGGAGAAATTAAAGTTGTATTTGGTATTAATTTTAAGCAAATCAGAGCAATTATAAATTTTGGCTGTGTGGTTGCTGGTGAAATTGGTGGTTGGATTGAAAGCGAAGAAAATTTAAGCCAGTCCGGCGATGCTTGGGTGTCCGGCGATGCTTGGGTGTCCGGCAATGCTAGGGTGTACGGCAATGCTTGGGTGTCCGGCAATGCTAGGGTGTCCGGCGATGCTAGGGTGTCCGGCAATGCTAGGGTGTACGGCAATGCTTGTGTGTCCGGCGATGCTTGGGTGTACGGCAATGCTTGTGTGTCCGGCGATGCTTGGGTGTCCGGCAATGCTAGGGTGTACGGCAATGCTTGTGTGTCCGGCGATGCTTGGGTGTCCGGCAATGCTAGGGTGTACGGCAATGCTTGTGTGTCCGGCGATGCTGAGGTGAAAAAAGATGATGATTACATGGTTGTTGGTGGAGCTGGTCGTTACAATCGGTTCACAACATTCTTTAAATGCCGAGATAAAACAATCAAGGTAGTATGTGGGTGCTTCTTCGGAACGATTATTGAATTTCGAGCAAAAGTAAAAGAGACACATAAAGGAAATAAGCATGAAAAAGTATATTTGGCTATGGCAGATATGGCTGAATTGCAGATAGGTAATGACGAGGTGGAAAAATGAACACAGTACAGATTTTAGGTAATTTAGCACGTGATCCAGAAGTACGATATACGCAATCCGGACGTGCGGTAGCTACTTTTACGGTAGCAGCAACTAACACATACATTGATAGTGCTACAAATGAAACGAAAGAACAAACTGCTTTCGTTAATTGCGTGGCATGGGGCAAGTTAGGCGAAGCAGTAGGGAACTATCGAAAAGGAAACCGCTTGTTCGTAGAGGGGCGTATTCAAACACGTTCTTATGAAGATAGCAACGGCCAAAAGAAATACGTTACGGAAGTTATCGCCGGTTTCGTTGGTGTATCCGCATTGAATGATACGGCAACGGAAAGTAACTTTGAAAATTTTGCAGATGATAAAAGCAACGATGAAAATGTTCCGTTTTAAGAGGTAGTAAAGATGATTGTTTGTAATTTGGGAAACATATTAAAAAGACGAGGAATAAAAATATCAACCTTAGCAAGAGATACTGGCATTAGTAGAACAACTATAACTGCATTAATACGAGGTCATTCAAATGGGGTTCGATATGATACGTTATCTAGTTTGTGTAAATATCTAAATGTATCTATCGATATGATCTTTGAAGAAGTAGATACATCAAACGCAATAAGCGTTGAGAAATTAATGCGAGAGTTGATGGATAACTCTCACTATGCAAACAACAAAGTAAGAATAAAAAACTTGAATGGAGAAAAATTTGTGGTATATAAGTTTTCAACACTAAAAAATGGGGATGTGGAAATCACAATAGAAAACAAGGAGTGAGTAACAATGTTAGTAAAAAATGAGAATGAATGGTGTTGGTGTTTGGGTGAACATGTAGGTTATCCGCAAAAAAGCATTGAAGATGCCGTGAAAGATTTTGCTGATACATACCCAGCGGAAGAAGTACCAATGATTAGAGTGGGAAACCCTTATTATTATATTCCTACTATTGATGCCGACCATGTTATTGAAGATGTTGTTGAATATGATCTTGATGATGAAATAGCGGAGTGGTCGGAAGATTATCTTCTAGATGTAAAACAAGAACATATAGATGAATTACAAGAAGAATTAACCGCGGTATTTCGTAAGTGGGAAAAACGCCACGGGTACAACAATACGTCTTTTGTGGTGTTTGAAACTATAAACCCTTTTGAAAATAAGGAGATAAAAAAATGAAAAATATTGCGCTTTTTGTGTATATAGTGCTTGTGCTATTAGTAAAAGCTTTAGGTTTTGCGTTTATTGTTTCTATGGTGTTATGGTTGCTAGGTTTATTCAATGTTGCCGGAAATACGGTATTAGGATTATTTGTATCAACTATTGCTTTGGCATTGATTGCTGGCGGGTTAATGGAAATGATTAAAATAGGGGCGCTATGAAGGTATTAGGAGCATGCAATATGAAGTTAATACAAATGAAGCGCAAGCAACAATACATAAAAGCCTATTGCCTTATGTATCCGTGGTACACATACGAAGCACATTGTGAATGGGTTGAAGCGGTAACTTATGCAAGTCCGGGGCCTAGAAATAAGCCGGATAAATTTAAGCACGGGCGGCATTGTTTGAAGTGGCTACTTGAATATGATGCGCATTCGATGAGTGGTGAAACGAACATATGGCGCATAGTAAAGGGAGATTAAAATCGAAAGGAAACATATGAAATTCATAGATTTTTTTAGCGGTATTGGTGGTTTCCATTCCGGTTTAGAAAGGGCCGGAATGGAGTGTGTTGGCTGGTGTGAGTTTGATAGGTTCGCGCAAGCATCGTACCGTGCAATGTATGATACAGATAATTTGTGGTTTGGCGATGATGTAACGAAGGTTAAAGGAAAAGATTTGCCAAAGGCTGACCTATGGGCGTTTGGGTTTCCTTGCCAAGATATAAGTATTGCCGGAAATCAAAAAGGCATTAAAAAAGGTACTAGAAGTGGTCTGTTTTATGAAATTATGAGGTTAATCGATGAATGCGAAGAAAATAAACCCCAATGGATTATGTGTGAAAACGTTAAGAATTTGTTATCAATCGATGGGGGGGGCGGATTCATCACCGTTGTTAGTGAAATGGCAGAAAGAGGGTACTGTATCGAATGGAAAGTGTACAATTCCAAAGACTACGGAGTCCCTCAAAACCGAGAACGTGTGTATATTGTTGGACGTTATGGAAACGGAAGTTTCGGAAATCTATTACCTATCAAAAGAGAAAACACAACAGCTCTTAAGCAGATTATAGGTGGTTCACAAGGAGAACGAGTTTATAACCCTGACGGCGTAAGCTGTACATTATCCGCACAAGGTGGTGGAATGGGTGCTAAAACTGGTTTATATGAAATCTATACAAATAAAGTTCAAAGTATTGGAAATGGTTCACGTTATGAAACGGATAATACCGTATGGCCTACTGGTTTAGCTGGTACGTTGACGGCTACAGATTATAAACATGTTCCAAAAGTAGCTATTAAAAATGCAACTAAAACAGGATACACAATGGCAGAAATAGGCGACGGCATAGACATTGCATATCCAGATAGTGAAACACGCCGAGGAAGAGTGCAACCACAACGATCTAACACATTAACGACTAGCGATAATCTAGGTGTATTGGTTGATGATGAACCTATTCGCATCAGAAAATTAACGCCTAAAGAGTGCTGGCGCTTACAAGGTTTTACAGACGAACAGTTCGAAAAGGCTGCGGCGGTAAATAGTAATAGCCAACTTTATAAGCAAGCCGGGAACGCCGTTACTGTAAATGTTGTAGAAGAAATAGGTCGTCATATTATGGGGGTAGTAAATGAAGAAACTTGTAAAAGCAAATGATCTAACATATACACATGAACAATTTGCAAGTGCTTTAACCATTGTTATTGGAAATAGAATTTTAAAACCAAATATCACCGCAAATTCTTATTGCATCATGATTGAATATAATATTCCAAACGGTGAAAAACAAAAACGGTTAAGACAAGTAATTTCAAAAGAAAATTTACAACATTTTAACGGAACAATGGAATTGTACTTGTATCATGTTAAGGAACAAATCAAGTATTTATTAACAAAAGGGGAATTGAATTATGACGAATGAGCAAGGGGCGAAATGGTTGTTACAAGAAATGTACGATGAAGGGTATCGCGATATAAAAGTATTTGGTGTATATGCGTATTTCGTAAACCCAATTTTTATTGAAAACGGCGGACATTTTAAGGTGCGCGAGCATACACCGCGTATTCCGTGCAAGGTTCTGGGGATGGGAGCCGGTAAAAAGGAATATTCCATTGCCAGCCTATTGGGTATTGTGGAATGGGAAAAAGTACCAGTTGATACACCAGTTATTGCAAAAACTTTACTTAAAACAAAAAAACTTTATTTTGCAAAATACGAAAATGGACTTGTATATTGCTTTACGAATGGGCAGACGTCGTGGAGCCGTGAAGATAACTATTATTGGTGCTATCCAAAAAATGATGTGTTATTGGCAGAAAGGGCGTTAAATGAGTGTAATTGATATTACTTTAAAGGGGCGCCCAGCGACTAAAAAGAATAGCGGCCGTATTATATCCAGAAATGGAAAGCCTATTATAATACCGTCAGAAGCCTATATGAACTATGAAGAAGGTTGTTTGTGGCAATTAGCTGGTAAGAAACTGCATATATCTGGCATTGTGGTTGTTGAATGTAGATATTACTTACCGAATAAAAGAAGTTGGCCGGACTTAATCGGTTTGCTACAGGCTACTAGCGATATATTAACAAAAGCCGGAGTTATCGACGATGATAAATGGATATGTTCATACGGTGAAAGTTGCATAGCTGGAATTGATAAAGAAAACCCGCGTGCAGAAATTCGCATCATGGATAGACGGAACGCCGTATTAGAACAACTTTTAAAATAGGGGGCACTAAATGGGTTTTATCTGTAAGCTAAAGAAGTTTGTATTTGGTCGTGAAGAAGAAAACATAATTAAGGTTAAGCGATTTATGCATAGTGCGTTGTTACCTAAAATGGGTAGTGCGGATGCTGCCGGAATGGATTTTTACCAACCGGAAAGTGTAGTTATCGAGCCACATCAAACGCAATATGTAACGCTAGGTTTAGCAATGGAAATTCCAAAAGGTTTTATGTTAATGTTGGCGCCACGATCTAGCATGAGTAAAACTCCGCTAGTCATTCCAAATTCACTTGGTGTTATTGATGCAGATTACCGCGGGGAAATTAAAGGTATTTTCAAAAACACAAGTGATGTTGCGTACACAATACAAAAAGGTGATAGATTATTGCAAGGTATCCTTGTACCAGTTGGTGCATTGAATTTGTTAGAAGTTAATGAGTTATCCGAAACGGCGCGCGGTTCTGGTGGTATTGGTAGTACGGGAAAATAACTATGATTATATTATTATTTGATGCTACAATGTTATTTTCGTTAGTGATAACGTTAATTAAGTTAGTATCAGTATTTACGATGTAGTGGATAAGGGGCGAAAGAAACGCCCCTTTATAAGAGGTGAGCATGTCAAATTATCAAAGTTTTCTGTTTTCGCTGGTGGTTGTATTACAAATATTGCTAGTTTGTTGTAGCTACACAACGAAAGATTTTGGGGAATTTGCAACAGGGGTAATAACGATTAGTTTACTTGTATTATTTGCTTCCACATTATGCGGTTAGAAAGGGGAAATGTGTAATGCCTATTATTGATCCGATGTATTTGTACTTGATTGAGGTACTACATAATATAGATGCTTTAAATCAAATTGTATTTTTTGTATTGGCAATGCTTGTATGTTTTCTGGTGTTTTTATATTTTGTTGAAGATGAAGCTAGGGAAAAAATACAAGCTAATAAATCAAAGGTAATATTATTATTTGTGGTTTTTATTGGTAGCGGATTAATAGCGGTGTTAGTACCTACCAAAGATGCTATGTATAAAATGCTAATTGCTAGCTATGTAACAACTGACAATATCCAAATCGTGAATGATGCTATCAAAACCAATTTACAGGATTATTTAAACATGTTAGGGGAAACAGTTAAGAACATGCGATAAAGGGGAATTTATGACAGATAAAGAGTACAGAGAATTAGCGAAGGAATATCTGGAACCGATTAAATTAATCTCAATGAAAATTAAATCGTTGAAGGAAGATATAAAACGTTTGCAATCCGATGTAACAACGATAGGGGCCATTGATTATAGCAAGGAACGTTTAAGCGGTGGTGGAACGCCGGGCGGGTTAGAACGTCAAATTGTACGCCTTGAAAGTAAACGTGATGCCATAAAAGAAGAAATAGGTGCATTAATTGATGAACGGGAAACGGCGGCGGATATCATCAACAAATGCACCATAGGGAAAGTTAATATATTATTAATGCGCGAGTACATCGACGGGGAAAGTGCAAAATATGCCAAGAGTTTTACGGATTTAGAGAAAACGCAATCCAGTGAATTAAAAACGATAGGCCTTATTAAAGTAGGGAAATATTTACACAATGCGTATTGTCCTAGCATGTATACTGCTAAAACGGTAAAAGTCGGACTTCATCGGACTATATCGGAAACATGCGGAAAAGCATAATATAGTATAATTATAGTGTCATATGTAGCTTTGAACGACATTGACTAAATTCTCCTATTAAACATACGACACCGCGGGGAGCTTTCAAAGTTCCCCTTGTGTGTTGTAAACAGATACCTGCGTTAAATTCCTTTCACGAACACATGCCATTTGAGATACGATCCTTGTTAAATATGTACGTCCTAATATCATAACTACTTGTACGATTTCATAGATTGCCGGTATTTGTTTAGAACATACAATAAAAATGAATAAATCTATCAGAATATGAGGTATATCCACGGTGATATATCTCATTTTTGGCATAAAAGCAACATTTGATTATTGAAAACTGAACATGCTGCATTTATTATGTAAAGGTTTTAGACCAAATTAACCCAAATTGTTTTGATGTCAGATCACATTAAGTCGTGGCGTGTTCGGTTTTGAGTGATTAAAGAAGAGGTGGTGAAAAGCTAGTGAATATCATATGTACAAAGTCAAAATGTCTTAATAATAAAGGTGGCAAATGCACGGCCAACGAGATATATTATGACGGATTATGTCAAACATACTGCACTAGCAAACACGCATCTAAGCAAGCGGCTGGAATATGTCAACGATCACATAGGCGTATGAAAGCAAAAGACAATAACATTCTAAAATGAGGGAGTGAATATCAATGAACTACATGCCTAAAATTAAAAAGGTAATTACGGCATTACAAGTCAAAAAGGGTTTAAGGTATGTGATTGATACTCGCCAATCGTGGAGTAAGTGGGATAAGCCATTTAAAGTATATATCGTAAGCCGTATGTATAGCGAAGCAGAGTATGCGAAAGTATTCCCAGAGAAGTATAAACAAAACCCATTCAAAGAGGGGCAGTTATTTAAAAAAGTGGCTGAATACGATACATTAAAGCCACATGAGTTGTTATTATATCTAGTTAATGTGTTGAAAGGTGGTGAGCGTAGTGAGTGATATTAAATTAAAACCTAAGGAATTAATATTTGCAGAAGAATGGCTAAAGACTACAAACGCCACACAATCAGCGATAAAGGCTGGTTATAGTGAACGAACGGCGTATTCGGCTGGTAGTCGACTGTTGAAAAAAGTTGACGTAAAACAATATATAGACGAACGACTATCGGAAATGAAAGAAAATAGCATCGCTGATACTGACGAGGTAATGCAGTTTTTATCTAGCACGATGCGCGGTGATATTCCAGACCAATTTGGATTAGATCCGGCGTTGAATGATAGGTTAAAAGCAGCTGAATTGATTGGTAAACGCTATAAGTTGTTTACAGACAAGCAAGAAATTAGCGGAACAGACGGCGAACCTATTAAAGTAGTGTTTACAGGGATGCATAAAGAATAACGGAGAATTGTATAAAATTATCAGAATATGGGGTATATCCACGGCGATATATCTCATTTTTGTATAAATCTATCAAAAATGGAAATAACGATTGACTATAAGCCAAACGAAAAACAAAATATATTTCACAATACAACGGCACCGTATGCGGTGTATGGTGGCGCTCGTGGTGGCGGAAAAACAAAGTCATTGATTATGGATGTGCTTATCTACGCATTAACCTATCCGGGTAGCCATTGTTATATATTCCGTGAAACATATCCAAATTTAGAAGCCAACGTTATCCGCGAATGGATACGAAGCGTACCACCGGAATTATACAAGTATTCCGACCAGAAGCACATAGCAACGCTAAAGAATGGCAGTCAAGTGCTATTCCGCTATGTGAAGAATGATAAAGATGCTGAGGGTTATCAAGGGCAAGAGTTTGATTACTTAGGCATTGATGAATTAACAAAGCATACGGAACGCACGGCCGAATTATTAACGGCTTGCCTTCGTAGCGCTAAAGGTTTTCCTGTTCGGTTTCGTGGTAGTTGTAACCCCGGTGGCCGTGGGCATGGTTGGGTGAAGCGTAAATATGTAGAAGCAACCAATTACGGTGAAAAAATTGTGATAGATCAGACCACAGGACTTGAAAAGGTGTTTATCCCAGCGCAGGTATACGACAATTATGTATTAATGAAGAACGACCCAAACTACGTTAAGCGTTTGGAAGCATTACCGGAGCAAGAAAAGAAAGCGTTCTTGTATGGTGATTGGGATGTATTTATTGGACAAGTATTTACCGAATTCAATCGTAGTGTCCATGTAGAAGAGCCTTTTGAAATTCCGCAAGGTTGGATAAGGGTTCGTTCTATGGACTGGGGTTTTAGTAAGCCGTTTAGTATTCATTGGTACGCTATTGACTATGAAGGTGTAGCGCATTGTTACCGTGAATATTACGGTTGCACAGGTGAGCCGGATGTAGGCTTAAAACTAACACCGGATGAAGTCGCCGCCGAAATGGCTAGATTAAGCGAGGGTGAAACCTATGCATATGATATAGCCGATAGAGCGATATGGCAGAAAGACGACCGCATGAAGTGGAGTATTCAAGGCGAGTCTATCGCGGAGATATTTGCACGTCATGGAATTAACTTTACTCGGTCTAATTCTGAACGCATTCCGGGCAAGATGATGGTTCATACCTACCTAAGGGAGAAAAAAATCAAATTTTTCTCTACGTGTAAGCATATTCTAAGAACACTACCGGAATTAGTATATGACGAAAGCAAGCCGGAGGATGTGGATACAACGCAAGAAGATCACGCATATGATGAGTTTAGATATTTTTGCATGAGTAGACCTATCACACCTAAGAAACCGGAGAAACCATTTGTTGATGGTTATAGATATGATGATGATACAGAGGGAGAAGTTACTGCATGGGGCGTATGAGTGAAAAGGCGTTACGAGATTACGCCTATAAGGTGTTGAAGTCAGAATACGGCCACATTATCGTTAAGGAGTTAGACAAAACTGCACTACTTACTAAAGATACAGAATTAAAAGAATTAACATTCAAGGAATTTGCGGATATGTTCCTTGAAATTAAAAAAGGCCACATTA